AAAAAGATAAGCCTAGATCCCATGGCAGGATCTTTGGCTGGAAGGTGGTAGGATCAGAAGTTCCAGGTCTTCTTCTTGCCAACCAGCTCGGCGACAATCAGCAGGGTGCCGATGACGACGAAGGGGGCGATGACAAGAGCGAGGAGGGTGGTCATTGTGGTTCCTTTCTAAGGGTATTCAATATACCATGTGTTATTTCTGCGACTCCTGTGACGTGTGTGATTAGACAAAAAAAAGATAAGCCTAGATCCCATGGTGGGATCTAGAACTGTGTCAGAGGTAGTAGTGGTCGTACTGCTCAGAGCTCAGTCCAGTAGCAGCAAGCTCCTCGGCGTAGTCGAGGGCGGCCTGTGCAGCGGCGGGAGAGAGGTTCATGAGAGTGTCCTTTCTATGACGGGTTTCAATATAGAGCCCGTTTTTCACGCGTAGGCAAAAAAAAGATAAGCCCAGCCCCCCATGCGTATAGCACAGGGGGCCAGGCGAATCTCAGAAGGGTTTAACCTTCATGATCAAACCGAACGCCTTCGAGCTGACGACTGCAAGTCGCTCATACTGGAGGACGGCTACGATACCGGCCAGAGAGGTAGCTGCACCGAGAATTGCGTCTTTGCTGAGCTTCTTGCTCTCACCAAGGGCTTTGGCTTTTGCAAGAGTCTCGACATTTCGAGCAATTGTGGTGTAGTCCTCACTAGATGGATCGTGAAGCTCGGCCTCCTTCAGAGCAGCTTCAATTGTCTGCTGAATGGGGTCAGTTTTCTTCATGGGTGTGGCTCCTTTCTAGGGTCTTCAATATAGAGCAGGTTTTTCTCGCTTAGACCTGCTTGACGTCCAGCGTCACCTTACCGTTCCGGAGCATCTCGGCGACGCCCTGGTCGAAGGTGGCATGGATACCCTGGTCCTCAGACACGTGAAGGGCTCCGGAGGGCTGGGTACCCTGGTACTTGTTGGAGCTAACACCGAGAAGCACACCCAGGAAGGTGTCGACAGCCGCGATAGTACCAGCAACCTCGGTCGGGGCCGGAAGGTGCCAGAGCGCGGCGAGGGTGACGTAGAGAGCACTGGTAGCGGGGAGGCAGACCAGCGCAACCCACTTCAGGATGTCATACGTCTTGTTGTGCATCGATTCTCCTTGCTTGAGATGCTTAGCCATTTTCTTTCTTCCTCCTAGCGGGAGGTCTTGGGGTAGGGACCACGGGGAGCCGTTTAACTTCGTCGACAATTCTCTCGGCAAGACCGTTGCCACCGAATTCCAAGTAGGGATCAACTAGGTATTTCATGAAGTCCTCGTACTCGTCAAGGGTAAGGAACCCTCGGTGGATATAGGTCTTTCCGACATAGACGATACGGTCGTGTGCCATCCCCAGGAGCAGACGGGTGTTTGCTGACTTGTTCTCGTTCCTTTTCTGGATATATACCCAGAATCCTGAGGATCCGAAGACGCCCAGGAATACGGCTACGAGAAGGTCTAAGAATGGACTGAAACCGAAGTGCGTCATGTTAACCGATCAAGAAATATGGGCGAATACCTAATCCATACTGAATAGGGGCGGTCGAGACCTCGCCGTTGTTCTTGAGATATACGGCGGTACTCTGGTGGGAACGATCACGAAGCCAGTACTCATAACCCGGGAAGATCATGGTGTGATTCTTCTCGAATGCCGAGAGCTGGCCAAGGTTGAGAGCGTTACCCTCGGGACCAGCACCCATCAGTCGACGGCCGAACACCATGGTCTCGTCCAGGAGCATAGCGTACGAGCTGTACCAGGTGTACGAAATAACCGTTCCGTTAGTATTGATACCCTGCGAGACTCGAGTCCAGCCCTTCATGAGGTTGTTCGCACCAAATGCCGACTGTGCCATACGCACTGCCTGGTCCAGACCAGACTTGTTGATGGTGTGATCCAGGTAGGATCCGGTAAATGGGTTCGTCTCGTGAAGTGGTGCGCTGTAGAGTGCCTTATCAGGGACAACCACCACATGGTGCTGCGTAATGGGTGTACCACCAACACCCATAAAATAGTTGAATGCAGCAATACGCCAGTTGACACCCGCATAGGTCCAGTAGTCCCCAAGGTACATTCCGCTGAACGTACCGTTCCGAATGCTTGCCATGTAGTTCGAGACATTCGTACCGAGCGAAGCACCACGGTAAACCGAGTTGTGCATACCGAAGTGGCTAATGTTGACCATGTTGTAGAACGTCGACGACGTCTCCAACTTGGACGAGACATTAGTGACACTGGACTCGATCTGTCCTGCCCGAGTCTCGAGCTGTGAGATCTTGGTGTTCTGGGCGTTATCGCTAGCCTTGAGGTTAGCGACATCCGTCGAGGTGTTACCACCAGCGTTCTGTAGAGCGTCTCGAACGGTCTGGAACCAGTTGTCGAACTCCCCCTGGAGCTTGGCCTGGAGGGAGTTAAGGTTGATCGTGCTTACCGGTCCACTCACATACGGAGTAAGACTGGATCCCACGAAGTTCGTGATCGACTCTGCACCGATGGCTCTGGCGTTCTTCACGACTCGAATGTTCGCGAGGATCATATACTTCTTCTCCCCCCCGCTCGGGATGAGCGGGGGGTTTGGAGTAGCTGAGGCGGTACCCTTGATGATCTCAAGCTTGGCGCCTCGAACCGCCTTGGAAATATCGACCGATAGAACAACCGAGTCGATACGGTCCAGAGTAGCATTCGCTGCCTGAACAGCAAGTGTCTCGTCACCTGTGTTCTCTACCCAGCGACGGTTCAACCAAGCCTTGCCGGATCCGACGAAGATGTTCATGCTGTTCGCAACAGGTCGAACAAAGAACTTGTCCCCAACATTCGGGAAAACTCCGTCAGAGATGATACCGTCAAACAGGGACCCGAACTGGTCTGCGTCGTATACCCGGTCGCCGTTCACCGAGTTGTAGAAGCCACTATTAATGGGCATAGGTTAACCCCTTTCTCGAGGCTCGATAATCTCGCCCGGACCCTTACGAGCGAAGTCGATACGGAAGCTGTCACCATTCCACTTGCCTCGAGAGGTCATGGATATGGTAGGGACCTGAGAGAAGCCGTCAGCAGACCAAGACTCTGTCATCTCAGTAAGCTGGGCCTCAATAGGCCTTGAGTTACGCCCGGTGGGGACATAGTAGAAAATATCCCCGACATCGAACCCGGTTCGGAACTGGACATTTGAGAAGCTATCGATCTTACCCGAGACCATCTCCACCGGTGAGTACTTCGGGAACATGGCGTCAAGAACCCAGAAGGGGTACCAAATCTCGCTCAGAGATCGAATATGCTGCTTCTGTAGATCAGTCAGCTTGTTCCAGTCCTCCACCTTGTAAGGCTTGTGAACCTGGGTGTTGTCCCACAAGACCTCACGTCGGTCGACAGGGTTCTCGGATCGAATGGTGTGCTCTCGAGTGTGGGTCGAGCCATCTGCAACCCACTGAAGATCCACATCACCACTATCCCAGATCTCGTAGATCGTGCTCTTGACGTCTACAATACTCTGGACTGACTCGAAGTCGCTGAAGTTGTCGTTCGCCTCAGACAGGGTGATCGTCTCAACGAGGTGCGGGGTATTAAGATATGTGTGATACCCGCCCTTCTCGAGCTTAACCCGATAGAACATTGAGTAGCCATTTGGCTTGCAGGCTGAGATCACATTCCGGAACATCTCGACCGCAGGGTTACGGTCATAGATGATCCACTTTCCGTCCTGAAGCTTGTTACCAGTGTCGTTGACATACGCCAACTGAGTGACCTGATCATTCCGATGGAAATGGAAGTTAGGGAGCTTACGGTTCGGCTCAGCATTGTCACCGAAGTGCCGGTGTGCGATTCTCTCAGCGAAACCCTGGGCGTCGAATCGACCCTGAGCATCAGGAACGACCCAGCTACGGTGAAGCTGAACTCGCCACTCGTACAGACTCTCAAGCGATCGTCCAGTGTACTTGTGGAGATATACCCGGTTATCGATCTGCTTGATGTCTACAGTCTCGATAACCATGACGTATTCGGTATCATCCCTTGTGAGGAAGTTACCAAGTCCGTACTCAGGGTACGAGGAGGTAGAATATACCTGTAGCTCGAACTGCCCGTACTCGTAAGCGCGCTCAGTCCAGTTCAGCGAGATGAACGTGCTTGGAATCTCGCGCTTATCATCGAAGTTATCTTTTTTCGTGTAGAATAAGTGCATTAGATTCCTCGATAAAGGCTTTCGTACTCGATGGATACACCAAGGTCCTCACTACCGCCAGAGTACTGCAATGACAGAGTATTGATGCCAGGGTGCATCTTGATCCATTCACTCCCCGGAGCCAGAACGCCAGTGATGAACGAAGACTTACCTCCTGCGTAGTGGACGATAGACTTCTTCCCAGGACGGGTATCCACCACCAGCTTCTCGCCAGCGTAGAACTGACCCGCCCTCGAGATAGACATGGTCTCATCGAAGGTGGTGTTAGAGATAATGAGGTTCCCAACTGTTCCGAAGAAAGTGAATGTAATAGTAACACCCGCGGGGGCATCTCCGTGGTATCGGATGTCCTTACCCGTGGAGTTAGTCATGTCGCCGAAGATAAGCTTGTGGTTGCCTTCGGAGAAGAATGGGAACTCGAATTGTGGAACTGTGTCGTTGAAGCCGACGACCTTCTGGATCTGAGCAGAAGAGGCCTTCCAATACGGGTCAAGCCCAATCAAGGATACCTGTACTTCCTGTCGCTCTGCGAAGATATTCGGCTCGACAGATTCCACGATGAAGTCAGACTTAGCGCTGACCCAGTCGGTGATCACCTCGAGGGAGATGGTCTCTGATACTCCGAAGTACTTGTAGAGCTTCCTCCGGAGCTGCTGGATATCCTCCCCCCAGGGGATCAGAGTCAGCACAACGTTGCGTGTACCAACCCTGACCCCCTTGAGGAAAGCACCATCGATCAAGGCGTATCGATCCATGCTGAGATCGGCCTTGACGGGTCCCAGACCAGTAATCTCCTTGATCGCGATCCCCGACGTGTAGGGGTCACGGATGTCGATAGTAAGTCGTTCCCCCGACTTAGTCGTGGACGAGATCTCTGAGATCATAGTGTCAACTTGTCCTTTGCCATTGCCAGCTGAGTGTTGGTATTGCGGTAGATAGTTGCCGCATCCAATGCCTCTGGCGAGTTGTTGGTCTGGTTGAACGTGATGTTTGTAACACCATTTTGACTCTTCGTGTCAGAAGTGTCAACTGTGATCGGAGCAGCCGGTCGAGCGCTATTAGCGATGCTCGCGGTGACTCCGACGGCGGGAATAAGTCCTCCGATACCTCCAGCCTGCTTCTTAAGCTCTTCAAGATCGAGGATGGGCTTGATCTCAGGCTGGAAGGACGGGTCTTCCTCGATGAGGTCGTTGACTCCATCAAGGGCTTTGTCCAAGGCATTGTAGGCGGCCTTACCGAGACCAGTGCTGGCCTCAGCGATGTTCTGATGCTCGTCACGGATACCGATAGCGAGTCCCTCGCCCATGTACCCACCGATCTCCTTCATAACTCGAGAAGGTGAGTGAATACCGAGCGCGTTCTTCAGCTTCGAGATACCATTCTTGGCACCCTGAACAAGCTGAGAACCGATCTTCCAAGCCTTACCGGCAAGACCACCAGTCACACCATCGATGATGGCCCAACCGATCTCGAGACCGACCTGACGGAATTGGGCCGAATACTTGGTGATCGCATCTCGGACGCCTCGCAGGAGCTGGAGGACAGTCCAGAGACCCTTATCGATAATCTTCGGACCATTCCTAGCAATCCCGTCAAGGAAGTTGATGATGACGTTTGTAGCAGCATCAATCACCTTACCGATGTTGTCAGCAATACCGTTCAGGAAGTTTGCCAGAATCTCAGCACCCTTAGCGCCGAACTCGTAAGCGTGGTTAGCCAATTCGGTGAGCATCGCCTGGATCAGGATGAACAGAGTTGCCACAATACCTGGGATGTTAGCATTAATGGCGTAAATAATCGCACCAAGAAGCTGGGCCATGGCTACAGCAAGCTCCGGAGCCTTCGCTCCCAGTGTGATGATGAAGTTGGCTATAGCATTAGCCAAATCGATCGCCAGCTGTGGGAGGATTGCTCCTAGCTGCTTCAGACCCTCGGTAAGGACCAGGAATGCTGCAGCACCAGTTGTGGCACAGATACCCAGGACCGCTGCGAAGGCGGCCATACCGATCGAGATCGGGAGTAGGGCCAGACCAATAGCCAACAGAGCTGCGGTAAGGAGAACCAGACCGACAGCGACTGTCTGAGCCACAGCAGACGCGATAAGCAGAACCGCGAACCCACCAGCAAGTGCCACAAGGCCGATAGCGAGCTCGGCCCAGGTGATTGTTGATAACTGCTTGAGGGCTCCTGCCAACAGAATAAACGATACTGATGCAATACCGAGCGCAACGGCACCATTTTGAAATGCGCTGGCTGCAGCCATAGACGCTGCCAGAATACCGAGCCCGATAGCAAGGCTAATGAGCCCCTTAGCCAGAGTTCCGATACTCATACTACCAAGAAGGTAGACTGCGCCAACAAGAGCAGTAACCGCAGCGGCCATAGCGAACATAGATGCTGCGCCTCGGGCGTTCGAATGCCCGGCGACAACCAAAGCTGCTGAGAGTGCAGCAATAATCACGCCAAGAGCAATGACTCCCTGGAGTAGCTTACCAGTATTCATAGTACCAAGCATCCAGATCGCGGATACTAGGATGTTACACGATACAGCAAGCGACAAGAGCAGGAGTGCACCCTTACCCATGTACGGGTCCTTGCTGACGAGCATCATGAATCCGGCAAGAATTGCTACAACAGCTGCCAGAGTAACAACACCCTGGACAGCCTTCCCGGTATTCATGGATCCTAGTGTGTATACTGCCAGAGACAGAATAACGCAGGACGCAGCAAGGGCCAGAAGGATCCCAGCGCCCTTCTCGACACCCTTGGTCTCAGCCATCTTGGTCATGAATTCTTGCATAGTCATCATAAGGACCTTCATGGCTGCCATACCAATGACGGCACCCTTAAGGTCCATACCAGCAAGGATTCGAACTGCTGTAGCCATGAGGACCATAGCCGCACCAAGAGCGATGAGCATCCCTACAATACGTACGGAGTCGTTCTTGAATGCGACCATCTTAGTCATCGACTCAAGCATATCGTCCATCATCTTGAAGAGGAACTTCAGGACTGCGAGAGTGACAAGAAGCTTTGGTGCTGGAACCAGAGACATCAGAATCAGGGCACCAGCCAGAACGCCTAGGGCGATAGCGATCGTAAGAAGAGCCTTAGCCTTCACCTTCTGCTCGAACGCCTCAAGAACTCCCCCGAGCTTATCGAATACATCACCAAGCTTATCGGCAACATTTCCGATCTTGTCGAAGTTTTTCTTGAAGGAGTTGATCCATCGAGTGAATGCGATGAGGACTCCACCACCAATTGCGCCAAGGAGGATCTTTCCCATGTCGTAAGACTTGAGGTTGTCGTTTGCGTTACCGAGGGCTTCGCCAACAGCACCGAACGCATTCTTGACTGCATCCTTGACCTTAGGAGCGAACGTCTCAGTAACGAAGTCCTTGAACTCCTGGAACTTCTGCTTTATCGTATCGAACAATTCAGGAAGGTGAACCGCTCGAGCGACCTGCTTGATGTCCTCGAACCACTTCTTGAGGAAGTTCTCCTTGGCCGCCTGACCGGTTTCCTTGGCCGCCTGAGCAGCTGCTGAGCCTACACCTGAGACCGCACTAGCCGCCTCTTTAGCCTTCTCCTTTACCGCGGAGTGACCATTGACCCACTCCTGGAAAGCGAGCGCAACCTCCTTGATCTTTCCGCCAATATCGGAGAAAGACTTACCAAGGTGGTCCCAAACACTGCTATTTTGAACGACGTTCCATGCTTCGACAATCGCGTCCTTGAGTTCAATGAGCTTTTCCTTCAGCCACTGAACTTTCTCGGAAATCTTGAGTTTGTTGCCGAGTTCGTCGAACTTCTGCCCGAGAGAAGCAATGATCGCCTCTGACGAGGTCATCCCATTGAAGTCGAAGCCCTTGAAGTAGTCAGAGAGGGCCGACTTTCCTGAGAGAAGCTTGGCCTTGAGCTTATCGCCGACGCTCTGACCAAATTCATGGAGCTTAGTCTTGGCGGTGTCGATTCCACTCTTGATCGAGTCCATTGCTGCTGTGAATTCTCGACCAATGACCGAGTTCTTTAGCGCGTCTTTGATGAGTCCGAACTTAGACGCGAGACCCTTAAGACTATTCCCAAGGTTAGTAACCTTAGATCCGAAGTCCAACCAGATGATGAAGTTGTGAATTCCGTCAACAACCCACTTGATAGCCTTGCCGACCAGATCAATCGGTGGTAGAAGTAGCTTTAGTAACTTCCCACCAATATCCAGCTTAGTGAACCACTGGTCAAACCAGTAGATCGCCTTACCAAGTACCTTAGTGATCTGGAATACACCAGAGTTAATACCAGTGAATGCCGGGAACAGCGCGCTAATGATGTGTGAGGCAACCGTGAAGATTACCTGGGCAACCTCGCCAATGATGGTGGCGAAGATGTGGAATACCGAGAACAGTCCAGTAAAGGTCCATTCTAGCTTATCAGCAAAGTTATTAGTGATGATAAGCTTTGATGTGAAGTCAGCAAAGGCTTTCGTAATTCGAACCAGACCCTCAGCAGAGGCATTCATGAATACCCTACGGAAGGCGGTTCCAATCTGCCCAAGAACCTTGATGATGGCCTGGAAGATGTTAGCCAGACCTTGAACTAGTGCAGATCGACCACCAAGATCCTTCCACATCTGAAGGAACCCATTTCGAGCGTCAGCGCTATCCTTGATTAACGAGCCAAGCCAGTCACTGATAGCTGTGAATAGGTCAGTGGCCTCTTCGAAGTCACCAAACAGAATCTCGAAGGTCTCGGCCCATCCAGAACCGATAGCTTCCTTGGTGGTGTCGATCAGCTGGCTGAATGTTCGAACCTTAGTGGCCGCGTCGAATGCACCCTGAGCGAACTGCTTCATCTTGTGGGCCTGCTCTTCCGAGTAGCCCATCTCAACCAACTGAGCCTCAGACAGGTCGTTCGTGAGTGCGGTCAAGGTCTGGGTCATAACCTGAGCGGTCAACCAGTCTTCCTGGAGAGACTCTCGGAAGCTACCCTTCTTAGCAATAGCCTCGTCGACTCCGGTACCCATCATTCGAGCGGTCTCGATCAGGGCGTTTCGGAACGACTCACCACCCATACCAGCGTTAACAAGCGAGTTCCAGTCCTGAAGGTGAACCACGCCTGCCGAGATGGCCTGAGAAAGCTGCGTGTATGCTGTCGACGCCTGCTGGGCCGTTGAACCCGAAGCGGCAGCGAGGTTAGATAGACCCTTAATCGATGCCACCGAGGTGTTCAGATCAACACCGGCGGCAGTGAACAGACCGATGGCGTTCGTCATGTCGCTGAAGCTATAGACGGTCTTGTCGGCATAGGTATTCAGCTCGGCAAGGGAGGTCTTAACCTCGGCAAGGGAGGTTCCCTTCTCAGCGGTGTTAGCCATAATGGTCTGAATCGATCTCATTTTGAGCTCGTACTCATTAAAGCCATCTTTAATGGTTTGGACGAACCCACTAATGATCGACCGACCCGCATTAAGCGCAGCAACCCCAATTCCGCCGAATGCAGTAACAGCTAAGCCCTGCATGACGGTCATGTTCTTACCGATTTCGAGCGCCTTGTTCGCTAGGTCACCAAGAGTGGTGTTCTTAGCAATCTCGCCTACTCGCGCAAGACCATCTGCAGCCCCCTGCATCTTGAGGGATTCCCTGAGCTTGTCCATACTGGACGCGGATTCCTTCATAGCAGAAAGGAACTGCTTGTTGTTCATCTTGAGCGAGACTACCCGCTCGTCAATAGTTGCCACTACTTAGTGACCTCCTTCCAGGCCTTCTTCGTAATCTTGTCGAACACCGGCCTGATGGCGGGATTGATGTAGTCTCGGCCAACGACATACCCACCATTGCGAGTACCGTGACCATATTGCAAGATGACGGCGATGTTTACGCCGTTGTTAACATGTGAGTTTGTCCAGGTGATCTTCCAGCTGTTACCAGTTCTCGTGACTTCGTAGTTCCAACTGGCGGCTGTCTCACCCGACCTGGAGGGGGTCGCTGACTTTAATGCAGTAACCCCCTCCTTGCCGAACTGATTCATGATCAGAGCCAGGTCCAACTTCGTCATCTTGTCAAACCAATTCCTGGTGAGTTTCCAGTCTCCCTGGCTCTCGATCGTAATCATGATTTCTCCTAGACTAGAGATTCGGAGTAAATGTTGGCCACTCCGGAAACCATGCATCCGATAGCGCCCTTAGCTAGGCCCTGGTCGTATGCCTCTCGAGTAGGACAGATGTGGGCCCATACCGGCTTGCCGAGCGCGAGGGTCCGTCGCCAGACCTCGTCACTCGCCTCCCAAGACATGCCAACATAGTCCCAAGGCTTGTGCCACTCGTTGATCCGGCCGTCAGTTACCTGATCGGGATACGAGTATCCCCAGCACTTCCATCCGTCGGCCTTCCACTGACCAGCAAGCCATCCCGCGTCAATGGAGAACTTCCAGATGATTCGGCCGTGGGCATCTGATGGGAAGAATTTCTTGAGTTCCTGCCACTCAGCGGCCGAATACTTGGGGTCGAGCACCGTGATGTGGCTAGACCCGTAAGCAGCAAAGTACTCCTCGACAGTCATGAAGGGTTCGCCGATGGTGGTGTACTTCTGGATCTCCGCCCATGTCATTTCAGTGACGGGAGTACTCGGAGCAGTCTTGTCGACACGCTGAAGGGTTCTGTCGTGGTTCAGGAACCACACACCGTCCTTCGTCTTCTGACATGAGACCTCCAGAGCCCCTGCTCCGAACATAACCGAATTGGTATATGCACGCATAGATGCCTCAGGCCAGCTGACAGACCCTCCCCGGTGGGCGATGAGGAAGCCACGAGTATCCATCATTGTATGTATATCGCTATAACCACGAGGAACGGCCCTCATGATGGCTGGCCGCTCTTCCCCGTTTTGATATACAAATACCGGATTGGATGATCCAGAGTCGACAATCTCGACGCCTGGGACTCGTGGTTTTGGATGTTCTGGGTTGCTCTCCTCGAGCTCAACCCATGCATAAGCCCTTGCTCCGAAAGTCTCCTTGACCGAATTGGATATAGCACCAATGGTCATTGACCATGAACCACTGGTTAATCGCTTACCTCCAGTGGTAACATTCGTTGCCTCAGGCGAGTACCATACTGGTTCTTTTAGAGACGAGTATACGTGATACTGAACCGCTACCAGATTCTTCTTAGTGGTATCTAATATCGGGATGTTCGGTTGCCATTGGTGTATCGTGTAGTTAGACACACCCCCAATAGAGTAGAGAATAAAATTTTCTCTAGCCTCGGTTGGGGAGTCGCTGTTGAATTTAATATTCTTATCCAGGTCCTCAGCGGTGCATCGTTTTACAGCAATATACCCAGATCTACCACCTGCATCTTTAGTATATCTGAAATCCCAACCAGCAGGCGGTCTAGCTTTGGTATTCCCATACTGCGAAGCATAGAATACAACCAGTAGGTCCCCGACTTTGGCCTTATCTCCTAACAGATAATAAGTACCAAAGCCTTCGCCTTCTGATCCACGTCCGCCAGAAAGATTAACTTTCAATCCCGGTTCGGGTGTCTCGTACAGATCGAGCTTAGCGATGCTGATGTCGTGACCAGTGTTCGGAACTGCTACCGAGGGAGTCCACATCGGGTAGTTCCCAGGAAGCTCGAATTCGAACTTCATGGCCCGGCTTACACCAGCTGGAAGATTCCACGTTACAATGAAATCCTGCTTGTTCGTCTTGCCCTTGTCGGCAGTGAACCAGTTAGCCCGCATAGCCAGCTGGTTATCATCACCAGAGGTATAGATGATCTCAGCAGTCCACTTACGTTTCCCGACCGAAGAGGCCGAGGTCTCCCACGGAGTAGAACTGGATCCAAGCTCGATGTATTTACCATCTCCGACTCGGTATCCCTTTCCCACCCACCAAGAACCGATGATAGGAAATACACTAGCCATTACTTAGCCCGCCTAACGATCACCGTCCCCGACTGAGTTCCAGCCGGAACAGGATCATCCGGACCCAGGACAATCATCTTCGGAACCTCGGGGATCTTGAGGTTATCAACCTTCAGCTTAAGCTTCAGGTATCCCTTGATCCACGGAATAATCAGCTCTCGGATCTCGGCGCCCGGGGGGTTCTCGTAAGGGTTGCCAATCGGGTGCCATTGACCACCATTTTGAGGATCTTCGACGAGGAAGCCGTCAGTGATGTATAGGTGACTAATAGCGAGGTTGTCGGCCTTGTCGAAGACCTTCTGGTAGTTCTCTGATGTGACGGAGTGCACCACTGCCCACCATCGAGTGGACGGATAAGCCTTCATGTGGTCCGGAAGGATAGGCGAGGTCGGATTCTCCTCGAGGAACTTAGCTGCGGTGCCCTCGAACATCATACACACGTCGAAGTCCAGGTCACACACCTCCTGAGAGATGTTAGATCCGGTGTTGATGGCGATCACGAAGTCCAGTCCGTTATCGCGGCGGATGGTGTCAATCAGATCCTTATACCACGGAATCCGATCCTTACGGGCATCCCAGCCATTGATGACCTCGTCGAGGAAGACGCCCTGAACTAGGTCGCCATACCAATGCTTCGCTCGCTTAAGCTGCTCAAGGATGTACTCCTTGGTGAACTTGGCGGCGTTCGGAATTCCTCGGTTAGCCTCATCATCCGGCTTAATTGCCGCTCCGTACTGAGTCTTGATATAGAACAGGACCTTCTTAGCCCCAGCACCGAGAGCGAGCTCACCCTGCTTCTGGAAGTCTACCTCCTGCGCCTCCCAGTCTCCGCTGTTGCGGTTAAGGATGACGTATCCGAGGTTGTCCCGAAACTTAAGCGTCTGAGCCCACTTGGAGAACTGTCCGGGCTTTCCGTCCTGGTAGTAGTCAGGCCAGTAATAGGTTACTGGAGAGTAGTACCGAGCTCCGTTCTTGAAGGGGTTCGTCTGTCGGAGTGCGTCTTCGACATCAGCCTTCTCGCCATAGGTCTTAGCGGCTTCGTCCTTGGTGAGATACTGGTCGAGCTGTGGGGTTACAGCATCCTGACCGGCGGGACCACGCTCTCCAGCAGGTCCGGGAGGGCCCTGTGGTCCAGGAGGTCCAGCGGGACCAACCGCACCATTATCACCCTTTAGTCCTGGTTGCCCATTTGCTCCGGCAGGACCGGCGGGTCCAGGAGGACCTTGGATGCCTTGGTCGCCCTTGGGTCCGGTAGGACCAGCGGGACCCCTAGGGCCTTCTGGTCCAGGAACCGGTGTTCCTCCACCACCAGCGGGTCCGGGTGGACCCTGAAGACCCCTAGGTCCTTCTGGTCCACGTTCTCCAGCATCTCCCTTGGGTCCTGGAGGGCCCTGTGGGCCAGGAGAACCAGCCCCTCCGCCACCTCCACCGCCGAAAGGCAGAGGGGAAATCTCAGAGGTTGGGTCGACGGTCATGATGTCGATCGATCCACCCTGAGTAAGAGCCACGTGCTTGACAATGTCAAACGTTGGAGTGTCGATAAAGATGGTGTGCGTCCAGGAACCGGCGGGGCTAACGCCAGCACCTGGAGCAAGCACTTCGATGTTGACAGCGCCAGCCTGGTCTGTCCGAACCACATGCTCGCGCATAGATACTGAGGCCCCGTCAACGGTAGCCGTAGCATCCTTTACGTCAGGAATAATTCGGACAGTAGCCCGACCATTCTCTCCTCCGGGAATTGTTCCCGTTAAAGTACAGTATGGCGCTGCCATTTTGAGCCTCCTACGGCTGTTCGGCCCTGTCGAGCAGGGCGTTCACTCGAGTATTCGTATCGGGACCGTATATCCCGTCGACCTCAGATCCTACTGCGGACTGAACCGCCTCGACGGTGTCGTCGTGAGCCTCCTCAGAGGCGGGACCCCAGATTCCGTCCTGCTCCGTACCGACCACAGACTGTGTGAATGCCACGCCGAAGGGGAAGGTGTTCCCACCCCAATTGGAAGCTGCAGCCAGCGCGTAGCAACGAGACCGAGTGTTAGGTCCAGCCACGTTGTCTGGGTTAGCACGAACGGCTCGCTGAAGAGCACGGATGTCAGCCGGTCCAGAAGGAGCGCTGGCCTCTTCGCTGTCGGAGTAGGCTGGCCGAATCACGTAAGCGATCGAGTGATTGCGGACGCGGCGCCAGACACCGTTCCCAGCAGACTGAGAACCATAGTCACCAGAAGAAGTGTTACCTTCGATGGTTTGGAGAGTCCCTCCGCCAAGGTTCTTCTCAACGAATCCGACGTGATCCGTGCCGCCACCGTCCCAGTTATAGATGACGACATCTCCGGGTCGGGCGTCATAAACCGATACGAAGTAAGCGTCGGGGTGCTGTCGGACCTTGTTGACGGTGTAGTCAGTGTTAAAGGAGAAACCTCCAATAGCGTCAATCTGCCCGCACTCGTCCAGACACATGCTGACGAAGAGCATGCACCACCAAACAGAGTCGGACGGTCCAGCAAGCCACTGCTGACCAGTTCGAGCTGCCCAGTATCGGCCAGCTTCGGATCCGGGCTGAGGGTCGTCTGGTGCATAGTAACCAATCCTCGAGGCCGCTCGAGCGAGGACCTGCTGCGCTACGCTCACTTCATCACCTCCGTGGTCTGGGACACATGAATGTCCTTGTCTTCCATCGGATCAGTGCCGATATGTACCTGGGGGGCGAGAGCCTCTTCGGGGAAGACGTACTCAACCCCCTCATCATGAGTGATCATTGGTTATCCCTTCGAACCAAGCTTTGCCCGCCTGGCTCTATTGAGTTCCCGGTTCCGTTCCATAATCTCGGACTGGGACATCTTCTTATCGGGCTGGTTCTTTTGGTTATAGACCCGAATGAGTGTGAGTAATCGGTTGATATGCCATGTCTCACACTCGAAGGGAATCTGGCAAGCAATCATCCAGTAGTAGATTAGTTCGGAGGATGTATACTCACCAGATCCAGACTCTCCACCCGTATCTCGGATGGTGGTTGCGGTCATCGTATCGGCCATGTAGGCACTGATACGCTCAACCTCGGATGGGGGGATCCTATCCAGGAGCGACGGGTCATACTCCTCATCAGTGATCATACACTTGATGTAGAGCGCCATCTCTTCGGCGGTGACTTTGTCATTACCGATGAGGTGCTTATGGGTGATTGACTCCCATTTTGACAGCGCGACCAGGTTGTGCTCCAGGTGTAGGACTCCGCCAGGCATGGAGACGAATGTTCCAGTCGCCTCGTCGAACCCGTCGAGATCCGGGATAGAAACTATAAGCATTGCAGGCACCGAGGGCCCAGGAGTCTAGGTCTCTGAGCCCCCGGTGTGGTATAATCAGCCTGCGAAGTGGGCCTTGATCTCGTCCGGCAGGAGGAGCTTGGGCTCGAGAGCCGCGCCGCCGTCCTTACCGAAGAGCTTCTCCTCGAGCGCCTTCAGCTTACCAGCGTCGACGTCGAGAGACGAGATGGTCAGCAGAGAAGTGGGCTTCGCACCGGACACGTTGACCGGAGTGGTCGACAGCTCCCACGAGAACGAGATCGCCTCGGGAGAGTCGTTGACAGTCTTGTAGCCCTTCTCGGAAGGGGAGGCCTTGCAGCCGTATAGGAAGTGGAGCTTGTAGCCCTTGTCCTGACCGGCCACGTCGTCACCAATCTTGGTGCGGTAGACCAGACCGAACGAGAGTCGGTCCTGCTGACCGATCTTGACACCCTTAACCAGAGTGGCAGAACCGTCGCAAGCCTCGAACTCGTCGGGGTAGGTGTAGGCCTCAATGGTAGCCTTCAGCTTCTCAGCCGAGAGCATCGAGAGGTACAGAATGTTGTCGGCGTAGAGGTCAGTAGCCTCAGCGCCCTCGGGCTTCTCGGAGATGGCGGTGATACCATTCCAAGCAACGCCGGTGCCGTAGGTCTTGGTGGTCGGGTTGTACACATAAAGTGCACAGTGGTCGACACCAGTCTCAATACGGCGCTCACCAGTCTTGTCCCAGACAAGTGCAGCCATGTTATCTCCTAATAGTAGACGTCGAAGATGTCGTGATAGAGGTTGTCCGCTACGAGTCGGGACTCATGGCGGCTGAACAAAAGGTCCTCGATCTTCGTTCGTGTCGGGTCTTCGGGATGCCGGGCAATCAGAGTAACCTGGAACCGGTTTGCTTTGATATATTTAAGGTTGTCCGCGTACATCGGATCACCCGGATGCCGCTCGTATACAATGCATGGATACGAGAGATTAAGCGACGGGAGTGGCTGGTAATAGACCTTATCCGACCCGAGGATCTCTACCAGCTTCTCATGGAGAGCTAGCCGTCGGTCCATTATACACCCCCGTCAACTCGAGAACCAGACGGGGGAACTTCAGCTCCACATAGGAGATCTTCCAAAGTCCCCCCATCCAGCGTACGTACTTGAGATTCTGGATGTTATCGGTTAAAAACCCGTCAGCGATAATGCTGATCTGGTTGCTGAGGTTGATACTCCCCAGAATCTCATCGCTGGCACCAAAGCGACGTGCTTCGCGAAACACATCACCATAGTACTGCTTCTCGACGATCTTGTCTTCCCAAATTCCCGGCTCGGTCTGGACCTGTGTAGCAAATCCTATCTCACCGAAGAATTTGGCCATCTATCACGGCTCCGGAACGACGTTACCAGCCTCGGTCTTGCGCTCAACGATGATAGCCGACTTCGGGTGAGTCAGCGCACCGGAGAGGCGAGTTTCCAAGAGGTAGTGGTACTGGTTAAAGCTGATGTCAAAGTCCTCAGCCGCGAAGAGCTGACCACCCTTGTCCGCACCAATGGTGTAATCGGACATGTTGACGATGATACCGAGGGCGTCGACAGTACCGTTCTTGGCGGATGACCGCTGCAGGCCCTTCATGAGCGGGACCTTGACGATCTTCGAGACGCCGACGTAGTCAGCCAGCTCGGAGACGCTGCGGAACAGACGGTGGCCCATCTTGTCCTTGAGAAGCAGGATCTCGGTGACCATGTGGGGCTCGGCGAACCAGGTCGGGTTGCCAGCGCCGTCGTAGTCGTCCATAGCGCGGACAATGGAGTCCAGGACGTCCTCGGTGGTGGTCTCCTTGGCCAGGACGACGCGAGGAGCGTAGAGGCTGTCCTCCTTGTAGATCGGGCGGATGCAGTCCTCCTTGATCTTATCCTTGGAGGAGGCCTGGCGACCATCACCGATGAGGACGGCTCGACCAAGCTCCTCCTCAATCATGATCTTCATCTCGCCACGAATCCAGGACACCACGTCAAAGTCGGTGATGTCCAGGATGTCATCCCTATCCAACCTCTGCTTCTTATAGATGGTGGTCGGCGAGGTGACACGCTGCAGAAGCGTGAAGACCTCGTCTTCCTTTTTATTGCCCTTAATGTAACCCTTGGCGCGGGCCTCGTCAGCCGTGATGTCGGCGAAGCGGGTGCGAATGCGGGAGAAGGGCGAGTGCTTGGCGCCACCCACGACAGCGTTGACCCAATCGGTCTTACGCTTGATGAACTCCGGGGTGTTCCACAGATCCTTAGCCTCAGGGAAGAGGGTCTCGATCTGCTTGATGCCGTAGGCGTCAGCGTGCGCCAGGATGGCCTGCTTCAGGGAGCCGCTGGAGCGAGCGTCCTCGAAGATGGTCTCGACCTGGGCGTGAGTCAGGACGGGGAGCTCCTCGGTGGTAGCGGAGCCCTCAAACACGTTCTTGTGAGCCATAGTATCCTCAGTTGTGTCGGAATGGGCGGTGTCCTCAACCTCTTCGGTCTCCGACTCCTCCGCCTCTTCATCTACGGAATCGACGAGCTGGCCAACGATGGCATAAACCGCCGTCTTCTGCTCCTCGGTCATTCCATCGAAGATCTCCCCAAGAGTGGGGTCGTCCTCGTCGCCCTCAGCCTCATCGGCCTCCGGCTCCTCCTCAGCGTGCTCGACGTCGTCCGTCTCCTCCGCCTCGAAGTCCTCATCCTCGTCCTCATCGATGTCATCACCGTGAGAGACGAAGTCCAGCTGCTCATCAGTGTAGATGACAGCCTCGATCTCATCGCCGTTATCGCCATGCTCGATGGAGACCTGGTCAATGAGCGCGCCGGGATTGGCGCCACGGAGCACCAGACTCACCTCGACGAGCTCACCATGGACAACGTCATTGCCCTTAGCTCGAACGTGGGTGGCGTAGATACTCATCGCCTTGATGTCGCCGTTCTTGACCATCTCTCGAGCGGTCCGGCCACGATCGGTGTTGTTCAGATGGGCGTAGGCGTAAACCCCATCATCTCGAACCTCAAGATCGGCATGCCCCAGGACGTTCTCGACGTCACCGTGCTTGTGCTGCCAAACGAGAGGAACAGTCTTCCCATCGTACGCCGCGAAAGCCCCGTGTCGGATTACCTTGTTATCCGAGCACCGAACATCGTTCTTCGTGGCGTAGCCAGAGAAATCGCACTTAACCGCCATTTTGACTACTCTCCATCAGTTCGGAAATTGGTACATCCGCGGCTGGGGTTTCGTCAACCGGCTCTTCGCCGGGTGGCATCTCCTCACCCATCGGATTGATGTTGGAGTTCACCAACTGGTTTGCCGTCTCGTCTTCAGACTGGGCCCAGCCGAACTTCGGGCGAAGCTCATTGGCAGTACCAATCTCGTTGCGCTTGACGGAGTCGACCAGCTTGGACATCTCCTCCAGCGGGACGTTGAGGAACGGATCCTCGATCGCCATGATCCGCTGTCGCTGCGTGCGGGCAGTCTTCGTGAGGAAAGTCCTGGTGATGGCGTCCGTGATCGCTTTCAGAACTGGACGAACCGTTCGGTTCTGGTAGTTCAGCATCTGTCGAGCATCGGCCTTGCCGGTGAAGACATCCTCAGTCATCCCGAGCTGGTTGTACAGCTGGGTGGTGAGCCACTGAATCTGGCTCATGAGGTTATTCTCGGATGGTCGGTTCAGCTGGGTGATTCGCTCCGCACCATCGGTGTAAGCGATACCGTACTGAGAACCGGCGAGCTGTTCCTCAATAGCCTTTCGACGTGCCTCTGCCTGCTGCTTCTTGAGCTCAGTCTTGACCACGTATGGAAGCTGAATGATGATGTCCAGCTTACCAGATCCAGACTGCTTATCGATGGCGTCCAACAGGTGGAGCTTCTGCGTCAGTCGCTGCAGCGTCGAGTTCGGAGCATTCATCACACTGTACAGAGGATTCTGTACAACGGCAACAAACTCCTTCTCGAGAGTCAGCTGTTCTCGCTGTCCAGTCTGGTCGTTGTAGACCTCGACCCGGACGTGGCGAGGATACCAGTTCAGGATCGTTCCTATGCGCATCGACTTGACGTCATATCCCTGAGTCATGTCAGGACTTACGTCCGTATCGACAGGGACGATCGCCACAGCGCCTTCCTCGAACAGAGTCAGAACGAGATCCTGGAAGAATCCCTGTCCGGTCTGATCGATGTTGGCACTCAGAGACAGGCAGTCATCTAAGTAGCTACGGTAGTAGCTCTTGAGGTTGCCGTTCTCATCAGTCTTGACGTGTCGGATCGGGACATTTGATACGTCGATAGCAATCTGGTTGTAAATGCTAGTGACAATCGTCTGATCCCCGACAACAGGTCGGTAGTTCAGGTTCGGATTTCCAAACGTCCACGATCCATACTCGGGTGTGAAGTTCTTCTTGTCCGGAGACCTGGTGAATGCATTCCAGGCGTGGCTCAATCGGTCGGTTAAACCCATTTCACCTCCTTGCTCATTCGAATGCCTCCTTGTTGATCTTGTATGCCACGAAGGCATCCATCAGAGCAGCCACTGAGTCGATCTTCTCTTCCGAGCGCTTCTTCAGCAGCTTTCGGTTACCGTTGGTATCCTCAAGGGTGACACAGTTCCCCATGGTAAAAGACATGAGTTCCTGGTCGAAGATGAGGAGTCGCTCGGCAGCCAGCTTCTTCAGTTCCCCAAGTGGGACCGATTCTGTCCTGGCTCCCTGAATGACCTTCTCAATACCATACGGGCCGTTCTCCTGCTCCCACCGGGTTACGAACTCCTTGGCGTTGTACGGGTCGAACCCAAATGCTGAGACGTCGTACTTTTGTTCATCGATGTACTGGTCTAGATCTTCATAGACTTCCATCATGTCCAGGACGGTACCCTCCATGACTCGGAGGCTTCCTTCTTGGATGAACTCGTCATACTTCTGACGCAAAGCACCAGGCAACTTCATGAGCGTCAGCTCAGAGATGTAAGCCAGTGTCTTTACACCAAAAGCCTGATTCCTGAGTGGGAATAGGAAGGTGAATGCACAGAAGTCATCACCCTGGGACAAGTCTGCGCCCATAGCACACTGCATGTTCCAGAATGTATTCTTCCTATGCGGGATCGTCTCCTCGTAGGTGAAGAAGTACGTGTATCCCTCCATGGGGATGCCGAACCTCTTGGCGAGGATGTCGTTTCGAGCGGCAGGAGCTTGTTCCATACGCTCGACGTCCTGCTGATACCGATCATAAGAGACAGTGATGCCGATGTTCGGCTGGGCTTTAACCCACATAGCAGGATCTGCTACTTCCTTGATGTCATCAAGTCTGTAGTAGAAGATTGAGATGTGAGGGGCGATGTATTCGCCCTTCAGTATTTTGAGCAACTCCATCTTCATGGTGTCACCCACCGCATTGCGGATGGTTCCCTCAGATGAGACGGCTAGAATGACCGGATCATCGATCTTCGAGGCACCCTGTTCGAGTGCGCCGACGACGTCCTCACGGATGTCTCCGGAAAGCCACTCATCCACCGTACAAACCTTGGGCCGTAGGCCCTGCAGCTTGTCGATGGACATGGGTCTGACCTCGAGAAGGGATCCGGTGAGGAAGTTCTCCACGCCTTTCTTCGTAGCAACCAGCTTCTGGCGGTTAGCCCTCGCGCCGGTTGTATTTTGAATGGATCCCTCAGTTAGGAACTTGTACAGCGGACCTCTTGCACGGGTGATAGCGGTCCGGAATGGACCCATCACCTCTTCAGCCTGCTTCATGGTCGGAGCCGTGGCGATCTGATGCGTCGTAGTAGTGTCGATCACCAGGAAGTAGTTTTGGATGAGCGACATATACATCGACTTCGCTGCTCCACGAGCAACGATCAGATACTGCTTGATAGTTAGGCGCTTCTTTACTGTTTTGGTCTCGTATCGACCGCCGGCTCCGTCCTCATACGGGACGAAGACCTGACGATCCTCGAAGTAGTACCAGCCAAGGAGCTGTTCGGCCCAGAGCTTGAAACTGTCTAGAAGATGGAGGTCGGCTCCGTCGGACAGAGTAAGCTCGTTCTCGCAGTATGCGATGAACCCTTCTACGGCTTGATCGTCGTAGTAGTATTCGGGATTGGCGACCAGTGCGTCAATCCGGTTCATCTCGCATGAGATCTCTTCACATACTGGAATCTCACCTCGGATGACTGCGTCACGAAACTGCCCGTAGTATTTTGGTACTGCGGTGTTCGAGAGCATTACTTAGCCGTGCTCCCCGGGTTACGAGGGTACCGCTTCTTCTTGGGCGAGGGCTTAGTCTGCTTGAACGACTTGGGCTTCTCGATCTGCTTGCGTTCGGGAGCCTTCTTGAGCGCGGGACCGCCAATAGACTTGGCTTCCTTCTTAGTCTCCTCAGCCACGACAGAAGCGGCCTCAGCGGCTTCCTTCGCCTTCTCCGCTGCCTTCTTGAGAGTCTCGGCTGCGGACTTCCCCGACTTTCCGGGATCGAACGACTTATCGAAGGCCGTCTTCATAGCCTTGGTTGCTGCGTACGTTCCGGCCTTGGTCAGAGAGTTCTCGAGTATCGATCGAGTGACTTCACGACCTCGAACCAGGTGGCGATCGGCCTTGAGCTCCCGATAGCGTTTCTCTTGCTCCAGCCGCTTAATTCGAGACTGGAGCTCGGTGTCGCTGATCTTCTTGTATCCGCGGTTTGCGAACTTCTTTCGGGCCTTAGCTGCCTTCTTAGCTTCGACCTTTCCGGCAACTCGTGCATCATGAGTCTGCTTAGCCTTTCGAACGCTGGATGCCGTCTTTCGTGAAGCGTCGACGGTAAAACGTCCAGTCTTCTTGAGGGCCCTTGCCGTAGCAACGCGGCCTGCAGACGCCTTCTTACGAATGACGCCCCATCGCTGGCCTTTTACGCCGTGGTGGACGAGGTCTTCTACCTCTGCTTCCCCTCGGTCTGATAAATCAGTCGCCATGCTGCCTCCTCGATCAGCTTCTGGTATGCCGATACCAAGAAGGAGTTCCCCGGTGGGTCGAAGAACAGCTTAACCTTCATGGCGATGTAAGACTTGATTGCGGCCTCGTCATCGATCTGGTCGAAGACGGTCCAGGCCGTATCTTTCTCAATCGGGACATCGCATTTTGGCCCCAATTGTGCGAGATCCATCCGCGCAGTGTTGATATGCATGAGGATCTGGTCGTCGAAGACATCATATCCCGGCATAATGCCGATTGCCTTCTTAGTATCTTCAAGAATCGTTCCCATTAGATCCTCCAGGGAGCTTGATCATTCGGTCGACGCTCAACAACTCGTGGTGTCAACCTCGATCGGTCTCCGAAGTGTATCGCGTTGTGGGTATTCTTGGTTGTGGTGATGAGAAACTCTGGCTCGAGGATGTCTGGATTGAATTTCTCGAGATCTTTGGGCTGAATCGGATTCATGTGGTGGATTAGCGGCATGTATCTAATGTCAAGGCCCTCGATCCCGAGGTCACAGGCCTCATCTCGAGCCAGAACAAAGTTCCTGACCTTCTTCCACTCCGTCGAGGTGTAGAATCTCTGGTTCAGGTAACGATCGAAGCCAAACGTGGCTGTACCGACTTGCCCGGTGAGAGCCAGGTAGTCAAACCGCTCCTCAAAGGTCTCGAGGCGCGCCAGTTCAGTATACGTTCGTAACATCTCCCGCTCCAGAGTATGTACGGAAGGCTTCGATGGCTTCTTTGGCAATCTTCTCGGCTTGCTCAGCGCTGACGAGCGCTGTCTTCTTCGCCTCGAGGAGTGCGGTTTCGTTCCTCAACTTCTCTACCTCCAGCTGTTCTCTTGTGGAGGCGAGCTTGAGGTAGTGATTCACCGTGGTTGCCGGTGCTGTACCCTCCCGAAGTTGCTTCTCAGCGAGCTCAAGCGCGAGATTGATCATTTGCGCTTCGCGTTGCTCTACAGTTCGAGCTGGTTTAGAGGGGGTTGCGGCCCTTTTACCCATAGTTGCTCCTTAGATAGAGGGCGTTTGGGGCCAATTGGGGGCTAGATTCTAGGGCCCGTTGTGAGCGAGACCAGCAGGAAGAAAGGAGCACACGAGAAACTTCCTGTGGGCCCTAGAACCTAGTCCCCAATTGGCTTTCCAAATATCCCTCCGGGGAAAATATGGAGGGGGCGGCGATGAGGGTGGGGGGCCTAAATTGCGGACCCCCCTCCCCCGGTGTCGACGAAGAAATTTTATTTTTCAATCATCGATTTCAAAAGTTTGATAGAAATTTGTCACATCAAACTTGAGAATTCGATCAATTGCATTTTCAATTTCTTCGATTTCAAGTTCTTCACTTAACGAATCGCTTGACACACACAGCCTAGCCACCAGGCCACAGGTACCGTAGCCGTGGGCCGTGTCGAAAGCAAACCATTCGTCCCATGAAGTTCTTGGATCGTAAGGATTGTCCACTGTGGACAGCATCCTAGCCATAGTAGACCTCCTCAGAGAGGCCCTGTGAGAGGGTGTGTACCATGGTGTGGTCAGCCCTCCTCTAGAGCACGGTGTACAGATGTGGTAGAAATTCCCAAAGCTTCAGCAATCTCAGCAGCAGTCTTACCCCTGCTACTCATAGCCTTGGCTCTGGCCACCATGCTGGATGACACCTTAGGCTGGGACCTAGGTGTAGCCAGTTCCCTCACTACTGATTCATCAGCAAGTTCAAGAACCTTGTTCAGTGCAGCCTGTGATACAGCACCTTCCTGGATAGCCTGCCACTCTCGAGGAGTGATAGCGAAAGGCTTCTTACCGGCCCCCGTTCTTGAACGGGCCTCGGCTAAAGCCTGACGCCGGGCTTTCTGGAGACGCTCTTTATCAGTGGCAAGAGTTGGATCAGCTTGCTTCTTCGCCCTGATTACCGCGTCAGCTAGGACCTGTGCCTGGCGTTCACGGGGTTTATTCCGGAGGGCCTCGTTTACTTTGGCCTTGAGGGACTTAACTTCAGGGGCGTATGTCTTAGCGGCCTGGGGGTTCTTTCGAACAGAGGGGATAGCAAGCGTAGCCTTACGGGCTTCGTTAGCCATAGCCTTCAGTTCGTTAGAGTGGTTGGCATAGACCGTTTCGATAGCACTCCCGTTCTTAGAAACGAGGGAGTATGCATCATGGGTCTCGGCCAACTTGGTAGACTTCTCAGTACGAAGCACAGTCTTACCATGCTTGTCTACATAAGTAGCCCCAGTCTCTTCATAGACCTTGCGTCCAGTCTTCTTGTCAATGGGCCCGCCCTTTGAAGCGGACCGGGCTTTTCTTTCAGCAACACGCTTCTCGGAAGAAGCACGGCTGATAAGAGTAGAAGCCCCGGCATTAGCCTTGCCCTGGTATTTCTTCTTGAGGGCGGCAATACCATTATCGATCTCGGACTGCTTGTAGTTGAGCTTGTGCTTCTCAGCATCAATCACAACCATGGAGTGTCGAACTGCCCTGGCAATCTCAGCCTGGTTGGCACCGCCGATGGTCATATCGGTGATAAGGTTTGAAACCTCACCCATCTTCATCTGCTTCTGCTTAGAAGTCATGGGCTTCATTCCAGGGTATGCCGGGTACATAGCCTTGGGGTCGAAGTCCTTCAGGCCCTTAAGAGCCGGTGAGGTCTTGACCTTTCCGCTATTGTTCGGAATACATAGAACAGAGTCACCATCGAAGTCAGCACCTGACAGCCTTTCCGCAACCTTGGGGTGAATCCCGATTGCATCCTTAACCTTAGTCCCTATTGCTTTTCTGGCATGGGGGTTTTTATTGTTGACTGTCAGTTCAGGAATCTCGAATCGTCCACCGTGAGGGTGACGAACAAGAACAACCTTCTCCCCATGCTTGAAGTTGGGGGCGTAAACCTCCGTGGTCTTCATCTTTGGAACGGGAAGGATCACCTGGCTGGCCTGTCGAGGAAGAGCTGCCGCCTTCAGATCCACAGCGTCAGAGTCTACTGAGTCTGCGAAAGACTGCAGTAGCTTCTTCTTGACTGAGGGATTGGTGAGAGCCATGATCTCTTCGAACTCAGCACGGCGCTTGTCTCGTACCTTTTGAAGCTGCTGCTTGGCAAGAGACACAGGCTGCTTCGAGAGGAACTGGGAGCTCAAGGTCTTAGACCAGTCACCCCAAGTACCCTCATCGTTGACGATGTTCATCGCAGAGAGCTTCTTCCGACCGTTAGAGTCGGTGTAGTGAAGCTGCTTGCGGATTACGGAACCGAAGGGGTTCGACGGGTCACCAGTCTGCTTCTTGAGGGCATCCAGCTTGTTCCCGGTGGGGTTCTTGTTAGTATTGAACCGGAGATCATATCCCTTAGGAATGTCATCTGAGTACATTGCCATACCCTTGAGGTAGTGCGTACCGTCAACACTGATTCGAACCTGAGCGTAGTTTGAGCCACCGAGGGAGAGGTCTTTGACTCCACGTCGAACCTCAATGACGCCGTCCATATCGGTACCACCCTCGTTTCCATAGCGAACCTTCAGTCGCTTGCTGGAAACTGCAGTGGGCTTCTCGATACCGTACACGGTACGACCCCGGTCCTCAATGTTGACCCCGGGGGCCTTAATTTCGCCCCGCTTGGCCAGAACCGTCTTGTAGTCCATGCCCGGAGGCACCAGGACCTTCATTTCAGTAAACTTACCAGTCGTCTGCTGCTGGACCTTCACCTTGTGGACGTGATAACCCTCAGCCTCGAGCATGGCTGTGGCGGTCTTCATCTTGGTGCTTGTTACACCCATGTTGACCTCAACGCCGAGTCCGACGTCAAGAAGACCATCCTTACCGACCTGCTTCTTGAGCTCCTTGGCCAGTGCTTCAGTACTCCCAGCCCTTTCTTTGAGGGTGGGGTCTAAAAGCGCTCGAACGGAGGACTCGTTGATGCCCATTCGACGACCAATGGCCGTATTGGACATCCCCTTCTCCTTGAGGCGAGCCACCATCGCAACGTCAGCCTTACGCTTCTCGTTCTTGGCGATGGATCGCTGTGCTCGGAGCTGGGTAGTGGTCATTCCAAGGCCCTTGGCGATTTCAGTTTCAGTGAGACCCTTCGCCTTGAGGTCCTTGATGGTTGAGAGTAGGTCACCAGAGTGCTGGTGCGGGTCCTGTCCAGAACCCCAAGGATAGCGCCCGGAACGGCGCTTAACACCATAGTGGGCGAGATCCATTAGGCCTCCTCTTCCTTGATCTTCTCAATAAGCTTGTCGAATTGGATGATGGTGTCCATGATAGGGGCGATGTCGTCGCCCTCTGGGTTTGCTACCTGAATATCATCATTCTGGTAGATACGGAGCTCGTAGTTGATAGCCCCAGGACGCTCATCATACTCGAGGCAGAAGAGTGCCGCGTAGATCATGAGCTGATCAATCTTGGCCGGGTGAACGCCAGTCTTCAGATCGTGGATGCGAAGCAGGCCCTTGTCAAAGGAGATAGCGTCAGCAGTACCAAAGCAGTTGACCGAGTAAAACAGGACTTGCTCCGGCTCCATCCGAAACCCAATAGCATCGTTAACATAGTTGTTGAATGTCACCTTGTTTCGAGGCATGCGCATCTTCAACCGAATGTGCTCAGCAGCGAGCTCATGAAGACGGGTGCCCTTTGCGGCAGCCTGGGCGGTTCGGAAAGTCTCGATCAGTTTGTCTGGAGAGTAGTTGAGCCAGTGATACTTACTGGCGGAAAGGAATGCGTGGGCTCCATTAAGCTGTGAGTGATTGTTGAACTTCACTGAGGATCTCGCTCTCGTTCTCAGGGTAGATGAATGCTGCGTACGACATGGCGTACATTGTCCGAACGTAGTGTGCTTGGTTCGGACGGACTGACGCAGTTGCACCGCGCTTCACCTCAAGGGCTGCCCAACGATTCTTGTAGAGAAGAATCAGATCGGGTATACCTTGGATGTAGTTGGGGTCATTTTTCAGAATGATGATCCCGGGTAGCATCTTGTTCAGCTTCTTGATGAGCTGTGCTTGGAATTGTGACTCACGCATGGTGTGCTCCTCTGGGTAAGCCTATAAGAAAGGATAGGCTTGTTTCTATCCTTCTTATCATTATATGCGTAATTTGTGACGGGGGGTGTCACACGTATTGTAGAGTGGGTATTCTTGAGAAAGGGTGGGTTTTGTTACAGATGTGACTGATGTGAAAATTCTATCGATAAACATCATCAAACATTATCAAACAGCACCAAACTAGGGTGTGGACAAAAAACCCAAAAAA